ACACTTCCAGTACATTGCTGGGAAAGGTTTGTTTCTGACTACATCTTCATTGGACACATACATGTCCACAAACTCTAATACTCCTAATCTTAATAAAATGATTTTAACAGTATTCCTAATAGAGTTGGAAGCAACAGCAATCTTATATCCAGCATCTACAAGTTGTTGGAAATATCCCATCAACTCATAATCTTTTGCTACACAATCATTGAAGATTTTAAGAGTTGCCTCTTGCTTATCTCTCCAGATTTGATCATAGAGTTCTACAGGCAATCCCTTATTCTTAGTAAGAAGTTCTAGTTTTGCTCTAGTAGGAAGTCCATCATAAATGCTTACATGATCTTCTCTACTAATTGCATACTCTTCGCCAAGTGCTTGGTTTAGTGCTTCATAGTGATAGTCTTTACTATCAATAAGAACACCATCCAAATCAAAAATTACTAATTTATTCACCTTCCCAACATCCCCTCATTTTAATATCAATATTATACTCTGGTAGAATCTTACTAAGTTCTTCTAGATATTCTCCACAATTCCATTGACCTTGTTGGAGAGCCGTAGCAATATATGGAAAAACAGTACTATCATAGTGACCAAAACCCCATTTTCCAACTCTCTGTTTAAACTCTTCATCATAATAAACGCAAGAATAATATCCAAGTTCCTGCATCATTTTACTACCAAGATAGGTGCCACCAGATTCAAAATCTCTAAAAACTTGTAGATTTAGATTTTCAATGATAGTGATAAGATCTTTCTTTTTCCAGATAGCAGGTTGTTGCGTAAAAGATAAAAATCCAGAAGAACTATTGTGATTTATTTTATAAATGTTTTTTTCTATTTCTTCTTCAAAAGTATTAAACTTAGAGCATATTAGTTTAACTGAAGAACAATCAGTTTTCTTTAAAAATTCAATACATCTTTGAATTTCATCAACATTCACAAAATCATATAATATAAAATCTTCCTGCATGTATAGAACATAGTCTTCATTAACTACTTCTAAACAAGACAGAAGTCTGTTACCATAAGTATCGTTTTCATCATTAATTAACTGTAGATGTTCGTCATCAATTATTTCAGATAACTTATTGATGAAAACATAACTATGTTTAAGTTCTGAAAAATATTTTTTTAGGTTTCCAAAATAAACAGGAAATACATCCTCTATTTCAGTATTTGTCCAAGTAATTAATGCTAAGTCGTTCATAATACTCCAACGTAATCACTGCAAATTCCTTTGCAATCGTATTTTTTCATTTCTACCATCTTATCTATATCAGTATTTAATTCTGGCATTACAAGGACAGAATTTTCAGTATAAGATTTTCCAGGATAAGTCCAAATATATTTTTGACTAGTCAAGGTAAAGTCATCTTCTTGATGCCAAAAGTAATTAAAGTCAGTTAAATTATTTACAAAAAATTTCAGCGATGTTAGATCTTTACAATGTATCCAAATATTATCTTTTCTTTCTTCTAACCAAGATATAGAAATTGGGTACTGAGCAAAATCATGACCCAAATAAAATTGATCTTCAATATATCTTACATCAATTTCAACATCAAATCCTTTTGATAATGCAGCATCAATATATTCTGGATTGTTTTCAAATTCAGAATTAGGACCGTTTATATTTCCTCTATGAGCAATGAGTTTCATACTCGATTTCTATAAAGAACAAAACCATCATCAATACAATGTTGAAGATATTGTGCCATTTCACCAGAATCTAAATTCACATATGCTGTTGCATATTGATCGCTTCCATACCAAGCAGCTTTTAAACTACTCCACATAGATGTATCATTTGGAGGATGTGGCGGTACATAAGTCTTCATATCAGTATACTTCTGTAGCATATGAGAAAAGTGAATATCTTCACCACATAACATAGTCCAATGTCGAGCAGGAATCTCTCTCCAAAATACTGATAAAAGATCTCTAGAAAAAAACCACGAATGCCCCACAATATCAACGTCTACGGGCTCAAGATTATTTCCAGCAAGATCTGGAGAGTTATCCCAACCATAACGGGTTTTTCTACCATCAGGCAATGTATCTAGAGTATAAGTACCATCTTTAAATCTTAGTCCAATTCCACCTAGAAGACCAGGATGAGTTTTATAGGTATTCAAACAGTTTTCCAACCATCTAGATCCAGGAATAGTATCATCATCTAGAACACAAACATAATCGGTTCTAGCATTCAAAGCAAAAGCAAATCTTGCCCAAACACCATAGTTATAGTTACTAAGAGCAGCATTCAATTCACAGTATGTTTCCTCTTCATAAGAAAACCCAGGAACAGTATTTTGCCAATAAAAAATTTCTTCAACCGGAACACTTTGATTTCTAATCGCATCAACTTGTTCTCTTAAGTGTTTTCTTTTGTACCCACTAAGAACTACAGTAATTGACTCAGACATACGATAAAAAATAATTACATATATTATACTAAAAAAGGTGCATTTATGCAACCCACATATAAAGTTAAAAATATAAAAAGTAAACTTTAAATTTTTTGTTTATACCATTCAATAGTTTTTTCCAAACCTTCTTCTAATGATATTTTTGGAGACCACTTTAATTCGTATCTAATTTTGGTGATATCTGTTGAATAACGACGGTCGTGCCCAGGTCTATCTTTAACATATTCTACCATATCTTCCTTCATATTCATACGATCTAAAATCATACGAACCAAATCAATATTTTGAATCTCACACTCACCACCAATATTATATTTTTGACCAACCTTTCCTTTAAACCAAACTTCAATCAGTGCTTCACAATGATCTTGAACATACAACCAATCACGAACTTGTTTTCCATCACCATATACAGGAATTTTATTTCCTTGTAATAAATTGGTAATGATTTTAGGAATCATCTTTTCCTTATATTGTCTTGGTCCATAGTTATTAGAACAATTTGTAATTACGGCAGGAAGTCCATAGGTATTGTGATACGCCATTACAAAATGGTCCGATGCTGCCTTTGATGCTGAATATGGATTACGGGGAGAATAATTTGAATTTTCGGTGAAATACCCTTCCCGAATAGACCCATACACCTCATCCGTTGAAATATGAATAAACTTTTGAACTTCATATTTCAAAGAAAGATTCAAAAGATTGACTGTTCCTAGAACATTTGTATAAATGAATTCTGTACAATCTTTAATTGAATTATCTACATGACTTTCTGCTGCAAAATGAAAGACCGTAGATGGTTTATGTTTTTTAAAGACAAACTCACAATTGTGCTCATCTGCAATGTCAGTTGTATAAAACTTCACATTGTCTGGAATGTTATGCCAATCTGCAGCATAAGTTAATTTATCAATACAAATTACTTCTTCAGTTGTACAAGTAATTAAATGATGAAGAAAATTACTTCCGATAAATCCTGCACCACCTGTAACTAAAACTGTCATACTCAATCGTTTTTCAATGAATATTTTTCTAAAAGTTCTGGAGAATATTGTAAAATATCTTTAATATTAGTTTCTTCTCTTTTTGCTTTTTCAAGTTCATATACTCTACTTCTAAGTTCTGTAGTAGAATACTGATGTCTTCTCAAATGATAATGAATCTCTATACCATTATCAATACAATATTGCTTTCCAGTGACTTCAACATTTCTATATTCTTCACTTAAAAACCTGATATGAAAAGTTTGAGTCTTAATTAAATTAAGAAGATCTGCTTCTGTGTCATAGACAAGAATCTCATCCACATATCTACACGCCTGAACTTGAACATATCTCTCATAAATGGATTGAACTGGTTTATTTTTCAATCCAGGTCTATCGACTGTTGGATCAACCTGAAGTGCTACCTTTAAATAGTCACACATCTCTTTTTCCATCTTGAGCATTGTAACGTGCCCAGCATGAAAAAGATCAAATGAACTACAGTTAAATCCTATTTTCATTTTTGGATGTTATTTTTACCATTATACTAAAAAAGGAGAGTTTATGCAACTCTCCCATTAGGTCTTTCATGCACGCCACTTGCTCTTTAACTGGAAG